CTCGCCCTAAACCGCAGCGAGCGTGTGAGGTTGTAGCCTGTGGATGCAGAGTTACCTGCAAATATCGGAAACATTAAGCCACCGCCTGTGAGATACCTTGTTGATACAGGTTTGTGCCATCTGACCTAAAGGTAAAGTAATCTTTTGCACCCGCTGCGGTCGAAAGCGTAGGTGCAGTACCCGCAGCCCACTTGAACACCGAGTTCCAAGTAATTGTGTTTGACCCTGCGTTTTGGATAACCGCTAACGCATAGAACGCACCGTTCTTTAGGTTCGTTGGTGCGCCAAAAGTGCGGTTGGTTGACACAAAGGTAAATGTAGCAACCTGGTTGGTCGTATCCCAAGCCACGGTGGCCGCGTCAGTCAAAGCTACGTTAGCTGAATAGCCAGTTGTAAACTGACCTACCGCTGGAGTTGTAGCGCCAACAGTACCATTAATGTTGATGCTTGCCGTGCCCGTTAAGTTGGTCACCGTACCGCTTGATGGCGTGCCTAGCGCGCCGTTAAACGTAACTAAAGCACCGGCTGAACCAACGTTAACGCCAAGAGCCGTTACAACGCCCGTGCCGGTGGTAATGGTAGACGGTGCAACACCCGCGCCGCCGCCAACAACCAAAGCACTAGCTGCCAAAGCCGCTGAAGTTGCCCACGTCGTAGCACTTGAGAAGTAAGGTACGCCGCCTGAAGTACCGGCAATGGTTAAAGCGGGTGTAGTGGTCGCGGTAGCAACCGAAACTACACCGCCGGTAAAGCTAACAGACGTGACCGTGCCAGTTGTGGGTGTTGCCCAAGTTGGCACAAACCCCGCACCGGCTGAAGTTAGCACTTGACCGGAAGTTCCGGCTAAAGTGGCTAAAGTTAAACCTGATGCAACATCTAAGGTAGTAACTTTGGCTGACCCTGCGGTCGTAGCACCAAGGCTTGTACCGTTAATTGAGCCGCCGGTAATGGCGACAGAACTTGCTGCTTGAACAGCCATTGTGCCAAGACCAAGTGCAGTTCTAGCCGCAGAATCAGTCGTAGCGCCCGTGCCGCCATTGGCGATCGCCAACGTACCAGCAAGAGTAATCGTGCCCGAGCCTGTCACCGGCCCGCCGGAGGTGGTCAGGCCTGTCGTGCCGCCCGATACATCAACGCTTGTGACCGTACCGGAACCGGCAATGTTCTGCCAGGTTGGAGCCGAGGCACCGTTTGAGGTCAACACTTGACCTGACGTACCCGTGGCTCCCGCTAGCGACAAGGTTGAGTCAATGCGTAGCGTTGTGACCGTAGCGGCAGCAGCAGTAGTGCCACCAAGAATTAAACTGTTAGCTGTACCACCTGTAATGGCGACTGCTGAAGCGTTTTGGGTAGACATCGTACCCAAACCGGTAATATCGGTATTGGGGATGGTAGCTGACGCTGTCAGGGCTGCGGTTCCTGTACCCTTGACGTAACCCGTCAAAGTCGTAGCGCCCGTGCCACCGTAAGCCACGGCAATGGTCGAGCCATTCCAAGCACCGGCAAGCACCGCACCGGTCAGCGTAATGTTACGAAAGGTCGCATCGTTTGATGCGTCTTTGACCGATAGTGTGCCGTTAACAGCAGGTACGGTAATCGTAAAGTTACCGACTGCATCAGCAGAAGATAAGGTGGTTGTGCCGCCTAATGTATCGGCATTAAAGATTAAGCGGCTCATGGCAACCCTTTATTCGTAAATGACAGTTGCAGCAACCGTACCGCTAATCACTACGTTTAGCCCTTGGTTAAAAAAGGCTCCGTCGTATTGACCAAAAGGGTAGAAGGTAGCCGCAACTGGCGTAAACACACCAACCATTGTGGTGGTGGTGCCTGATTGCACGTCATAAATGGTGATCGTAGGCGTACTGGAGGCAGCACTTACAAAGATGCCTTTGAGCTTGCCTTGACCAACTTTGATCTGTTTAGACGCCGTGATGTAGGTGTAATTTGCCATGATATGCCTTACGAAAGGAATTTAAGTCGGTAAAGCGTGGAAAGATAAAGAGTAATGATTTCGTCAATCAAATTCTGTAAAGCTGAATCTGTTTTGTCGCAAATGTCGTAGCGATATTTTTCAATGTCTTCAAGCTGGTCTTCCAAGAACTCGGTGACATTAGCCGTCTTCTTAGAAGACTGCAAAGTGATTGCACCAATCATGCCGTTGCGCCCTTGATAGGCCTCGGCAAAATTGTCAGCCAAGTCGATGATATTCTCATAGAACTTTTGCAACGCTTTGTGCTTGGAATAGCTGCGTGTGTTTAAGTGAACGCTATGCGTGACATCGCGCGCTAAGAAAAACATTCCTACGAAATCTGCAACTTTCATTGTTGTGGTTCCATCATTGGTGGTTGCATTTGATCGGGCGGCATCATGCCTTGGTCAGGCGGCATCATGCCCTGATCCATTGGTGGTTGCATCTGATCCATTGGGGGTTGCTCGGGCATTTGGAATTGCTCACGCTGTGGTGCGCCGCCAATCAGATCACCTGTATCCATTGCGGCTGCAACCGTACCCATCACAATGTCTTGAATCTGCTCAAAGGTCATGCCCGCTTGGACTGCTGAGATACGCTTGGTTTCAGCATCAAACGCTTTGATCTGTGCTTCATAGTTCTTGCGCTCAATGTCCTGTGCTTCCATAGACTTAGACACGTTTTGCAGCATGGAGTGCATATTCTCCATCTCTTTAGCCATTGCTTGCATCTGCTGCTCGGCGGCTTGGAGTGCTGGGTCTTTGTCACCGTCGTCCATCAACTTAGGATCAATGGTCTTGGCAAAGCGTTTAGCCATCTCTTGTGCGCCAGGCCAATCCATGTTTTTAATGAACAGATCGCCCGCAACCGCCCACAACTGTGGGTTGCCTTGGAGTAATTGACCCATTGACTCAAGCGCCTCTTGGCGTTTGGTCATGTAGCTTGGGCCGGTGGTGACCATGACGTCGTACGTTCCGACACCAGGGTTGTAAATCCGGTCAATTTCTAACCCGTTTTGATCAATGATTTTCTTGACCGGCTCGGCTTGATTAGGGTCGATCTTGGCTGAATCAGGCTCACCGTCCTCGCCCATAATGCGCGCTACCCGCTGTGTGTCGTAAATCTTAGGCACTAAGCCAATGATCTGACGGGTAATGTGGCGTACCGCGCGCGCTAAGTTGTCAACGTAGTGATAAGTGCCGGTGTCGGTCTGACGCTCACGCGCCATGATAGCCTTGCCTGAACGCTCATTGGACGTCGCACCAAGGCTAGAGTCATATTGCCCAGTAGTGGATTTAATATCGTCACTAGCCCCCGCTTTGGCTTGCAGCAAGCCACTTGACGCCATAGGGGGTTGCGCCCGTTGTGGCAGGGGAAGTGTGCCGCCCGCACCGTCCGTTACATCAGGGTTAACTTCAAGGTATGGCCAGTTGGTCGTGTTGGCAGTTTTCCATTGCGTTTCGTAGCCCTCAAACTGCCCGCCGTAGCCGATAAACGGTGCTTTGGGTGCCAAAGCGAGCATTTCTGCCTCTTGGCTTACCCAATAGTTGTACATCCGCTGTGCATCCTTGGCATTACGAACAATGCCCGACACATGAATGCGCCCGTCAATCTCAAATTCGTTACCAACCACGCGCACAACCGGAATCCAATCACCTGCCCAATCGTTATGCTCAAGCACTTCAAAGCCGTTAATCTTGCAATGTTTGACCTTTTTGACGTCAACAATACGGCTTTTAATCGGCTTCATGCCCATCTGAACCATTTGCTGGTCTTCAGGCGAGCCTTTCATGGCGCTTACGTTGCCGTAATACAGGTTTAGTGTAGCTTTTTCGTGTTCGACGTAGTAATAATCGGCAATCCGAATGGTGTCTACGCTTAACCACGGTGCGTAAGATTCGTTACCCACGCTTTGCGCTTGTAGCGAGGACACGGGTTGAGCATCCGGAAACATCCGCTCAAAGTCTTCGAGCATGAGGTCTTCAGTTACAAAACACCATTGTGCGTCTGAGCCACACGGGTCTTGGATCGTTGGATCCATGTAGACTGAAAAAGAGTTGCGAATACGCCCAATCTTGATGTTTTGATCGAACGAATTGGGGCTTTCGTACTCGGTCAACAACCGGATATAGCCTTCGCCATACGCCACTTGGTTCTCACAAGCGGTGTCGTATGCGACGTCCGCGTCGGACATATACTCAATGTGACGCACCATGCCGTTGAAAATCTCGGCGACTTCAATGTCAGCTTTGTCATCCGCAGGGATTACTTTCCCGCTTGGTCGATTTTGGCGTTGATCGTTGGTGACTTGGCGAACGTGCTGGGGGAGCTTGTTAATGGTAAGGCAGGGGCGCGCGTTAATGGTTTGCCCTTGGACTGAACCTCGCGTAGCGAGTACGTCTGCGGGCCATTGGAACTGGTTGTCAGGGCTTGCTGCGTAGAATCGAAGGTCATCAAGTTCATCCTCACGGCTATCAGAATAGGCGGCGATCGCCATTGTCATGCGATGCAATGCGGTTTCTATGATGTCTTTGTCTTTCATACAAGCCCAATTACGTCCTTGTCTTTCATCAGGATCAAATCTTCGTATTTGCGGTCAATTGTACCGCTGTACATGACATGATCACCTACGCTCACCATAAGCGGGCGTTTTGAATCTTTCTTGCCTGGCCCGACTGCCACAACCACGCCTGTGCGGGTGTCTTCCTCGGGCATAATAATCAGCCCGCTTTGCACAAACGGGTCAGGGCGTACCGCAATATTGTCGTGCAATGGTTGGATCATTTTTTCTTTGCAGTTTTGGCTGATTGTTTAAAATCTTTGGCAGTCGGGGCGTTTTTTGACCCGACTTTGTTCATCTTCTCGCCGCTTCCGGCGGCGATACGTTCGCGTTTGGCTGCGATGTTGCTATAAAGTCCGGTCTTAGCCATTATGCACAATGAATGATTGCAAAGTTAAGGACAACGGCTTCAGCAAGTGCGCCTGCACTAATGTTACGCAACGTAATGGTCGCCGAGCCCGCTGCCATGCTAGATACCCAGCAGTTGTACGCAGCAGACGTGCCATTGGTGACGTTAAGAATTAATACGTCTTTGGCTGACAACACGCTGTTGGTCAGTGTAAAAGTTACGTTGGTGACGGTAGCTAGTGAGGCTGCGTTCAAGGTAATCTGACCGGCTGACGTATTTAGCGTCACACCGGTAGATTTGCTTGTAAGCTGAGTGACCGCACCTTGTGCCGGAGCTCCATAACCAATCTCTGTGTCTGCGTAAACAGTTGTACCTTCGATTGTGCTAGGTGTTGTTAAGCCAATAGGCGAATTGTCAACGGTACCGCCAGAGATAATTTGATCGCTATACGCGACACCGATTGCTTGTGTATTAGGCATTTCAAGCTCCCATCCAAGAAGTTTGTAAACTATTAGTTGATTGACTACGGCGCTTTGGTTCTGCGTACTCTCGGTGCGCGACGGGGAATGCAAACGTCACGCATATAGCATCTGCTGCATCAGGCGAGGCTAGGCCCCGCGCTTTCATGTCTTTCTTAGACTCTAAAAAGATCGTACCTTTAGAGTCGGGCTTCATTACTGGTGATATTAAATCAGTTTTAAGTACTCTGTCACTAGGAATCGACGCGGTTTTCAACCAATTTCGCATATCGCCCCACATCTGAGCCCTTAAATTACCATACATCAGCGGGTTTTTTGACTTATTTCCGAAATTCACGCCCCGAATCTTGTAG